AGAACATTTAAAGAATTTGAAGCAGTATGGGAAGATGCAGCAGCTAATTCAGTAGGAGCTGGTGGTGTATCAATGCCTTCAGACGCAATGGGCAAATCAGCTCATAAAAAACATAAGAAAAGAGTTTACGATGGTAGAACTAAAGAAGGTAAAGCCTTTGTTAGAAGAATACTAGATAGAAGAAACAAGAAAATGCTAAAAGGGAGCAAATTAGATGAAAACATTTAACGAATTTAAAAAAGGACTAAACGAAGCTTATAAGTTTGATGAAAACGACTTTAGAGGTTATCGTAACCATGTATTAACATTAAGGAATGGCGCATACGGATATGACGTTGAACAAGCATTTAAAAAGGCTGGGTATGATGTATATGGTGGCGATGTTGATGTTAAAAGAGATAAAATCAAATTTAATGACTATAGTAAAAAAATAGGTCGTGATGAGAAACAACTAAGAAAAGTTGTCATGGACGTACTCGGAATCGATATAGATAAAGTATAGTATGAAAGATTTTGTTATTAACATGTGGGAAAAAATCAAATGGTTTTTAAGACTATTCCAGAAACGATATACAATTCATGTATCATTCGATAATCAATGGGGTAATGGCGACGACCAAACTTACGTACACGTAAGAAAAATAATCAAAGCAAATTTTAAAGAATTAAAGTTTAGAACTGATGATAAAAGAACTGTGCATATAAAAGGTATGCAAGGTTTAAGATATAAGATAGAGGACGAATAATGATTGAAAAAATAATTTCAGAACAGTTAGGTGTTGAAATAGATGCAGTGACTGATGATAAAAATCTAATGAACGACTTAGGTGCAGATTCATTAGACACAGTACAATTAATAATGGATATTGAAGAAGAATTTGATATTGAAATTATGGATGAAGACGCTGAATCACTACACACAGTAGGTGATATCAGAAAATATATTAAGGATAATACATAATGCAACAAGCACTAATAGGTATATTACTAGTATTAGGATTAGCTTCCTACATGCTATATACAGAGAACCAAACTCTTACAAATAACAACGTGAAACTTGAAGGAGCTTTGGCCGACCAAACAGCAGCTATAGAAACCTTAAGAGAAAGTTTTGAAAGACAGAGCAAATCTTTAGTTAATATGAGTAGACAAAACGCTATCATAGAAGCTGAGAAGGCTGAATATCTATCGATATTTTCCAGACATAATTTAGATGTATTAGCACTAAAGAAACCTGGACTTATAGAAAATCGATTTAATGGAGCAAGTGAAAAAGTAATGGAGGGACTTGAAGATGATACAGAAATTTTATACAATTTGTCTAATCCTAGCAATTAGTGGTTGTTCACTAATACCAACTAAGAATGTTGAGATAGTATCTAAACCAATTGAAATAGAGATTATCCAACCGGATTTACCACGACCAGTAGAACTTACAGCACCTAAATGGTATGTAGTTTCTGAAGCGCGTATAACAAATCCATGCAAAAAAATAGAAGATAAGAGACCAAAAGCATGTGACTTATCTGAAAGAGAAAACCCTGATTGGCCTGAAGGTTATACTTATCTAGATAGATTTTTAGATGAGATGAAAGAACAGAATGGTGGAGAAGTAGTTTTTGTAGCTACCTCAGTTGGTGACTATAAAGTCATGGCTGAAGATATGCAAGAACTTAAAAGATACATAAAACAATTAGGTGAAGTCGTTATATATTATAGGAACGTTACGATGCCTAACGGTGAGAAAGGTGTCGGAGTTGGAGTACAAACTCCTGAAAATGTAGCTGAAATAAGAGGCTAAAAACTTAAAATAAACGTTTACAAATCGCACGATTTGTGGTATAATATATAATATAATGAATACAACTACTATAAATGTCACTAAACGAGATGGGTCAGTAAAACCATTCGATTTAGATAAAGTCCACAAAGTTTTAGAATGGGCAGTTGAAGATATATCAGGCGTGTCAATGTCTGAAATAGAACTCAAAGCAAACATTCAACTTTACGACAAAATTGCAGCTTATGATATCCATGAGCTTTTAATCAAATCAGCAGCTGAATTAATTTCAGAGCATACACCAAACTATCAATTCGTAGCAGCTCGTCTTATATCTTATAAGATGAGAAAAGAAGCTTATGGTAAATACACACCACCACATCTTACAGATATTATAGAGCGTAATGTCGAGCTCGGAGTATACGATAAAGAAATACTCGACATGTATACTGAACAAGAGTTTCACGACCTTGAAGGCTATATTAAGCATGAAAGAGATGATTCTTTTACGTATGCTGGTATGGAGCAATTCAGAGGTAAATATTTAGTTCAAGATAGAAGAACAAAAAAAATATTCGAAACACCACAAGTATTGTATATGATGATTGCAATGACTCTCTTTAGTAAGTATAAAGAAAACAGATTAAAATATGTTAAGGATTATTATGATGCAATATCTCAATTTTATATATCACTCCCTACTCCAATTATGGCAGGAGTTAGAACGCCGACTAGACAATTCAGTTCTTGCGTCCTTATTGAATCAGGAGATTCCCTTGACTCTATTAATGCTACTGCTACTTCTATTGTTAGATACATAAGTAAAAAGGCGGGTATAGGAATAGGTGCTGGCTCAATAAGAGCAAACGGCGCTAAAGTTGGAGATGGTTCAGTAGTACATACTGGATTAATTCCATTCTTAAAATATTTCCAATCAGCTGTGAAATCCTGCTCTCAAGGAGGTGTAAGAGGAGGAGCCGCAACTGTATATCTGCCCTTATGGCATTATGAATTCGAAGACCTAGTTGTACTTAAAAACAACAAAGGCACAGAAGAAAATCGTGTAAGGCACATGGATTATGCATTTCAGTTTAATAAACTAATGTATGAAAGGTTACTCACGGGCGGAAATATAACTTTCTTTGACCCTAATGAAGTACCTGGCTTATATGAATCATTCTTTGTAGACCAAGAAAAGTTTAAAGAGTTATATGAGAAAGCAGAACGTATGACAAGTATAAGAAAGAAAACATTACCAGCACTTGATGTATTCCAAATGTTCTTAACAGAAAGAAAAGATACAGGCAGAATATATCTTATGAATGTAGACCATGCTAATGACCATGGTTCATTCATAGCAGAAAAAGCTCCAATAAGAATGAGTAATCTATGTTGTGAAATTGATTTACCAACAACTCCTTTAAATAGTCAAGATGATGATGAGGGAGAAATATCCTTATGTACATTATCAGCTATCAACTGGGGACTTATAAACGAGCCTCATGAATTCGAAAAATATTGTGACCTAAGTGTAAGAGCTCTTAATGAGTTATTAGATTACCAAGGTTATCCAATACCAGCAGCAAAAAAAGGTACAATGAATAGAAGACCTTTAGGTGTAGGTATTATTAACTTAGCCTATTTCTTAGCAAAGAGAGGGCTTAAATACGACGAATCAGCATATAAAATCGTTGATGAATACGCTGAAGCATGGTCATATTATTTAATAAAAAGTTCAGCAAACCTTGCCGTTGAGAAAGAAAAATTGATATATAATACTGATACGAAATATTCTTTAGGAATACTTCCAATCGATACTTATAAGAGTGCAATAGATAATCTTGTAGAGTACAGAGAACGTTTACCGTGGGAAGATTTGCGTAAGCAACTCAGAGAAACTGGCATTCGGAACTCGACTCTAATGGCGCTAATGCCAGCCGAAACAAGCGCTCAAATAAGTAATAGTACAAATGGTATTGAACCTCCAAGAGCTTTAGTATCATATAAACAGAGTAAAGATGGAGTGATGGCGCAAGTAGTGCCAGGTTATCATCATCTTAAAAATAAGTACGACCTTCTGTGGGACCAAGAATCTCCTCAAGGTTACTTGGCTATATGTGGTATATTACAGAAGTATATAGACCAAGGAATATCTGTTAATACATCTTATAATCCAGAACACTACGAAGATAATAAGATACCAATGTCGGTAATGATACAAGATACTGTTACTGCATACAAGTATGGTTTAAAACAACTATATTACTTTAACACTCATGATGGTGCAGGTGAAATGAAAGAAGATGAACATCATACATATGATGGAACAGAAATAATAGATGATGAGGATTGCGATTCATGCAAGATATAGACAACAAGCCATTAAATAGTAAACAATGGCAAGATTCTTCAGATGGTTGGGTAAAGACCATGAATGAATCTAAAGCAAGAAAAGAAAAAAAGTTAAAGAATTTTGACTTTTGTGCTCACGATGATTTTGAATGGTGCGAGGTATGTCAATATGATGAAAAAGGCGAAAAGTACGACATAGAATTTGATGATTTCGAAACACAATCTCATGAGCTTTATGGTGATAGTATGCCAGATGTAAAAGACTTAAAAAAAATAGTAAACAACGAGCTGACAAAGCTAAAGGAATTTGAAATTGACAATACTACAGAAAAATAAAAAATCGCACTTAGAAAAGAACATGTTTTTTGATGAGCCAGTTGACATCGCAAGATATGACCAAGTTAAATATCCACAGTTAGATAAAATAACAGAAAAACAATTAGGTTTCTTTTGGAGACCAGAAGAAGTAGATGTATCAAAAGACAAAAAAGATTTTAATGATTTAACAGACCATGAGAAACATATCTTTACATCAAACTTAAAAAGACAAATTCTATTAGATAGTGTTCAAGGACGAGCTCCTAATATGGCATTTTTACCAATAGCAAGTTTACCAGAACTAGAAAACTGGATAGAAACATGGTCATTCTTTGAAACAATTCATTCAAGGTCATATACACATATCATAAGAAATGTTTACGCAGACCCAACCGAAATATTTGATACTATGTTAGATGTAAAAGAAATCATGGATTGTGGTTCTGATATAGCAAAATATTACGACGACTTAATTAACGATAACAATTATGCTACAAATAAAATGGACCATAAAAGGTCTTTATATATGTGTATGTTATCAGCAAATGCGTTAGAAGGTATAAGATTCTATGTATCATTTGCTTGTAGTTGGGCGTTCGCTGAACTTAAAAAGATGGAAGGCAATGCTAAAATTATTAAATTTATAGCAAGAGATGAGAATACACATTTGGCAGCAACAACAGTTATAATAAGAAACTTAATCAAAGAAGATAAAGACTTCGAAAAGATTGCTAAGAAATATGAAGAACAAGCTGTTAAACTTTTTGTAGATGTTATAGAACAAGAAAAAGCATGGGCTAGATACTTATTTAAAGATGGTTCAATGATTGGACTTAATCAAACTATCTTAGAAAATTACGTAGAGTGGATTGGATGTAAAAGAATGAGAGCATTAGGTTTGCCTTGTCCTTACACAGTTCCTCAAATGAATCCATTACCTTGGACGGAGAAATGGATATCTGGTGGAAACGTACAAGTTGCTCCACAAGAAACAGAAATTACGTCTTATATAACCGGTGGCGTAAAACAAGATGTCACCACAGAAACAATGGCAGGATTAAGCTTATGAGAGAATTAGGAATGGTATTAATTGGATGTTTTTGCTTTGTATTATTTTTTAATGCAGTAATATATCCGGATGTAGAAATAAAAGGTTTTTCTAATAATAATTCATGCACTGGCGAGTGTTATGAAGAATATGTAAGAGTAAATGGAACTAGTGTAGATATATTAATGGCAAAAAAAGCTCTTGCTGCAATGGATGAATTTAGTGCAATAAAACCTTTATGGTCAGGTTGCGCTGCTTGTCATGGCCAAGAAGGCCAAGGAATGGCAGTGTTTCCAAAACTAGCAGGTCGATCAGCTGATTATATAACAGATAGATTAAATACATATAAGAATAGAGGCGAAGTTGGACCTATGAGTTCTACTATGTGGTCTCAAGCTGGAATGCTATCAAGCGCAGACATGGAAATGTTAGGTAAATATATAGAAACATTATGAGCAAGACCACAGAAGAAAAAGTATTACAGGCAGTTAATTTAGCACCAAGCGAAGATTTAGTAGAAAGACTTACAGAAATACACCCAATGAAACAAATATTTTGGGCATCAGTAATTCAAGTATGTGTATTTGGATTTATGCTAGCTTCTTTTGGTTTAATAAATTTATATTTAAAAGGATAATAATATGATAGAAATATACGGAAAAACGCAATGTCCTTATTGCGATATGGCAAAACAACTATGCCAACAGGAAAAATTAGATTATAACTACAGTCAATTGGATGTAGATTTCACAAGAGAACAACTCTTTGAACTCTTTCCAGGAGCAAGAACTTTTCCACAAATCAAAATTGATGGTCAATCAATTGGTGGTTATGTAGAATTAAAAGAGCATGTTGCTGGCAGAAGAACTCTGCTTACTGAAGGATGATTCTAGAATGCGAATATTGCTATTCACGAATAGTGATTAAACCAGATGAACCTATTAAAATTAATTTTTGTCCACACTGTGGAGAACCTACAGAAGATTCAGACGAGTTAGATTTTAATGAATAAATATTGGACTATATGGAAACATGCGTTAGGTTCGTATAGCGAGCAAGACGGATTCGATCCAATTAACGATAATGCAGTTGCAATAATTAGAACAGTGATTGTTTCTATTAATGTAATAGTAGGATTTTTAATATCAGCTAATATTATAATAGGATGGATATGAACAAATTTGATAAAAACTTTCATATAAATTTTATACCTCTATACTGTGCATATATTGCTATGGTACTAATGTGTATTTTCCTGTGAAGTGGGTATATGAAGGCAGAGAGTATGAGCCGCCAAAAGACTTTACTCCAGCCGATATATATGGATTTGTCTATTGTATAACTAATAGAGCCACAAATAGAAAGTATATTGGTAAGAAATTCTTTTGGAAAGCTAAAACTCTTGGTATAACTAAAACAAGAAAAAGACGTAAAAGATTAAAGGTCGAATCAGACTGGAGAGATTATTATGGTTCTAATAAACACTTACAAGAAGATGTAAAACAATGTGGTGAAGAGATGTTTTATAGAGAAATAATACATCTATGTAGAACCAAAGGCGAATGCGCTTATATGGAAGCTAAAGAGCAATTTGAAAGAGAAGTTCTATTAACTGAAGACTATTATAACGGTATCATACAAATAAAGCTTGGCGGAAACGCTGTAAAAAACTTAAAATAATCCTTTACATTTGCTCAAAAGTATGGTATAATATAGCTATATGACTAAAAAGTATAAAGATAACATTATTCAATTTCCAACGAAAGAAGAATTAACACAAAAAGAAGAATCAGAAATCCTAGACGAATTAAGTAATGAGTGTGTAGAATCATCTCATATACTTATGGAAGTCATGGAAGAGTTTATCAATACTGGTCAAGTAACTGAAGGGTTAATGGATTTAAATTTCAGAGATGAAACAGTCCAAGAATCTAGAGATATGTTTGTTATAGTAAATTTATTAAATGCAATGTTTAATCGTTATTATGGTATACCTCATGGTCTACATCAAACACTTGATAATGCTTATATAAAAGTAAAAGAAATGATTCTTATTAACGAAGAAGCAAATCATGATTTAGCTGATTTTGTATTCACACCAGAAGGTAGTGACCAAGAAATCCTCTTTACTCCTGATTTTGATTTAGACCCACCGGAAGAGGACCCAGATGATACTAATTGATTATTCGCAAATCGCACTATCCAACATAATAGTGCAAAAACTAAATGATGAAAGCATGATAAGACATATGATACTTAACAGTATTAGAATGTATAATAAAAGATATAGAGACGAGTATGGCGAACTTGTTATATGTGCAGATGGCATGAATACATGGAGAAAAGAATTCTTTCCAGAATATAAAGCCTCTCGTAAAAAGAACAGAGATAGTTCAGGACAAGATTGGTCAGAAATCTTTAGGATTCTACATACAGTAAGAGATGAAATAAATGAATATATGCCATATAAAGTTATACATGTAGAAGGAGTAGAAGCTGATGATGTTATTGGTACACTTACAATGCAAACACAAGAGTTTGGCAAAGCAGAACCAATAATGATTATATCATCTGACAAGGACTTTATACAACTACAAAAGTATAATAACGTAAAACAGTTTAGTCCAATACAAAAGAAATTTGTTAAAGATGCTAATCCAAGAACATATCTCTTTAATCATGTAATGAGAGGAGATAGTGGTGATGGTATACCAAACGTTCTATCAGATGATGATACGTTTATATCAGAAAAAAGCCAAACTCCTTTAAGACAAACAAAGATAGATAATTGGTTAGAGAATGCTGATAATCTAAGAGAACACATGGATGATGAAATATATCGTAACTATCAACGCAATAAAAAGCTTATTGATTTAACTGATATACCAGAATTGGTTCAAGAAAGTATTATAAATACATATGAGGCGCAAACAAAAACGCCTAACATGAGAGTGTTAAATTATTTAATTAAAAAAAGATGTAATCATTTGATTGAGGTCGTCGAGGAATTTTACAATGGCTAGAAAATTAGTATCAGAAGTCCTAGCAGAAGCAGGCAAAATCGTAATTCGTGAAGAGCGTATAAAGTTCTTACGATTGAATAAATCACCAGGTCTTACAGACATACTTAGAATAAACTATGATGATAGTATAGTATCAGTATTACCATTAGGAGCTCCGTCTTATAAACAAGATGACGCACCTAAAGGTTATGAGTATACAATATTAAATAAAGCATATACACAATTTAAGTATTTCTTTAAAGGACCAGTATCTAATGGAATGAAACCTCTTAAGAGAGAAGGTTTGTTTTTAAATCTATTAGAGTCACTTAATCCAGAAGAAGCTGAATTACTTATAGCTGCTAAGGATAAAAAAATGAAATCAAAAGGTATAACTAAAAGATTAGTCAATGATACCTTCCCTGGATTATTAGTAAAATAATCCTTTACATTCATGCCAAACTATGGTATAATATATATTATGATACAAATACTACGCGAAATAACAGACTGGGGTAACCAGCAAATATCAAACGGCGATTACTATGTCAATAGCCATGGCTACCTTATAGGTTATATGCCTCAAGGTAAAGCTTACAAAGAGTTTAAAACACCAATAAAACAGTTTTCAAAGTCAAGACGTAAGTTTAAGCTTATAGGAGAATGGCCTGAAGAATTACCAGAAGGAGCAATATCTGTAAAAGGCAGTAAAGGTAATACCTATACTATTGTTAACAAAAAATGCTCATGTCCTGGCTTTAAATTCAGAGGTTCTTGTAAACATCTAGCACAGGTAGCAGCATGAATATATTCATACTAGATAATGACCCAGTAATTGCAGCACAAGAGCAATGCGACAAACATGTTGTTAAAATGATTGTTGAATCAGCTCAAATGTTATCAACTGTTCATCGTATGCTTGATGGTACTATGGAACGTAGACCATCTAAGTCAGGTGCAATGATACAGTATTTTAAATTAACTGATGAACGTGAAAACATACTGTACAAAGCCTGCCATTTTAATCATCCATCAACTATATGGACAAGAGAATCTTGGCTTAACTATGAATGGCATTACAAGCATTTTATTGCTTTATGCGATGAGTATACATATAGGTATGGTAAAATTCATTCAACTGATACTAAACTTAGAGTAGCATTAAAAGATATGCCAAAAAATATACCAATAAAAGAAATGACTCCATTCAAACTTGCAATGGGTTCTAATCCTGAATGTATATTTGAAGACGCAGTTAAATCTTATCGTGCATTCTATCATACTAAACAAGTAAAATTTAATATGGCGTGGACAAAACGCCCTCAACCGGAGTGGTTCAATGCCAACTGAAAAACAATTTAAAAGAGCTGAAAGATTACTATTAGGACTATACGTATTTATTCCATTAGTCTTTATACTTGAGAAAATACTATAATGCCAACATATGAATTTAAAAATAAAAAAACAGGAGAAGTGTTTGAGAAATTCTTTTCATATGATAGTAAAGTAGAATTTTTAAAACAAAATCCAGACGTAACTTCGCATTATACAACCTTAAATATAGACCATGATGGCGGTAAGTCAGTTCTTGCAAGAGCAGGTTCAGGTTGGAAAGAAGTACAAGATAGAATTAAATCTGGTATGCCACCAAAAGATAGGAGTAATATTAAAACAAAATGAAGTTTAAACATGAAGCAGTTGACCTAGGTTATAATGACCTTGAAGCAGTCACAGGAGATAAAGGTAGATTTTATACCGACCCAGAAGGAAATAAGTACGCGTCAGTAACGACAGTGCTTTCAATACTTTCAGAAGAAGCGATACAAGCGTGGCGTGCGCGCGTAGGAGAAGAAGAGGCAAATAGAGTATCGCGTATAGCAAGTTCTCGTGGAACAACAGTTCATAATATTATAGAAAAATATGTAGCAAATGACCCTGACTATCTTAAAGGAGAAATGCCACATAACGTACAAACATTTAAGGATATACAACCCGTCTTAGACGAAAGTGTAACAAAGGTTTATCAACAAGAAGCTCCTCTTTATTCTAAACATTTAGGTTTAGCTGGAAGAGTAGATTTAGTTGGTCAATGGAAAGGTGTTGATTCAATCATTGATTGGAAAACATCTCGTAAGCTGAAAAAGAAAGAATGGATTGATTCATACTTTATGCAATGTTCAGCTTATGCAATTATGTGGGAAGAAAGAACTGGAGTACCAATAAAACAATTAGTTGTTTGTATTGCCGGTGATGAAGGACCACAAGTCTTTATAGAAGATAGAGACAGATGGACAAAAAAGTTATTGGAAACAATAGCTGAATATAAACGTAGAAAATTATTTGGGAGATAAAATGAATTATCTATTAGAAGCTTTAATTAAAAAGCTAGAAGGCGATATGCATGTAGCACAGGCAAACATAATGGTTTATGTCAGAAACTCTGCAGGTATTGGAGAACATACCGACATTGTTGAATCAATTGAAAAAGAAGTGGCTAAACTAGCCGATGCAGCAGATAAAATTGAGGCGATAAAGACTTATTGCAAGTAAAAATATTATAAATAGATATTTACATTTAATTAAAAGTGTGGTATAATATATCTATGAAAAATTTTACAGAGTTTTTAACAGAAGGAGCAGATAAAGGATTGACTATATTTGATATAGATGATACTTTGTTTGTCTCAAAAGCTCGTGTAATAGTAGTAAATACAAATACTGGAAAAACAAAGGCACTTACTCCAATGGAGTTTAATAGCTATAAACTAAGAAAGCATGAAGAGTATGACTATGGAGAGTTTAAATCAGCAAAACTGTTTTATCAAACTGCTACTCCTATAGGTCGTATGGTAGATAAAGCAAAAGCAATTATAAAGAATGCTACTAAAAAAGGTTCAAAGGTTATTATCGTAACAGCAAGAGCTAACATGGACGATAAAAAGCTTTTTGTTAAAACATTCGAATCTCATGGTATACCAATGAAAGATGTATACATAGAAAGAGCTGGTAATATGAGCGGCTCAAGTGCTGAAAATAAAAAAGTTATATTTAGAAAGTATTTAAAAACGGGAGAGTACGCTAGAATAAGACTCTTTGATGACCACAAAGAAAATTTAAAAGCTTTACTTGATTTGAAAAAAGAGTTTCCTTCAGTAGACATGCAAGCATATCTTGCTAACTTAAAGGGAAGCGTTAAAAGAATAAAATAGGAGAATATTATGCCAATAAAATTAGGAAAATCGCATACAACAATAGACAGAGCTACTAAAAAAGCTACAACAGTACATCCATATATAAAAGGATTTGCTAAAGCAGAACTTATAGAAAAATATAACCAAGCTAATACTCGTCCAAAAGACAAACAAAAGATTAAAAACGAGTTAGTGAGAAGAGGTGGAGTTGTATTTAACTAATGAGTAATCTCGATAGAATTAAAGAAGTTCTTAATTTAGAAACTTACTATAAGAAACAGAAAACTTTATTTCGTAAGAGAATAATTAGTAGTGTAATAGCGATTTTATTAATTGGTGCAGTAATATATATGTGGTATAATGGATACGTCTAAACAATGGCATGGAGGAAAGGGTTCTAAGAGAAGGAACTCAAACGAAGACGCGTACGCTGATGGATGGGAGCTTGCCTTTGGTAAAAAGAAACCAGAAATAAAAGCACGTAAAGAACAACCATCTCATTCTATTACACAAATTCATAAAGATAAATCAAAAGTTATACCTAGGAAGTATAAATATAATAACGAGGAAGAAATATGAGCATAGATATAGACCAGTTTGATTTTGGATTTACAGCAGTAGATGAAGATGAACTAGAAGTAGTACAAAAACAAACTCAAAAATTAGAATCAACAGCTGGTAAAGCTGAAGAGTCAGAAGAAAAGTTAAATAGTTTATATAATGCAATCTTACCTTTACTCTCAAATTTAAAAGCAAATCCAGAAAAAGACTATATCTACTGGCCTAAAAGGACAGAAAAAGTAGAAGCCTTTGAGGAACTAATTGCGGGGATAATAAAATAATGCCAATAGGAAGTACAAATATATCAATGCAAGGTATAGCTAATGAAAAACAAGCAACTCAATTACCAGCTGCAGCACAAAATATTTCTTTAAAAGGATTATCTGTAGATGGTACTAACGATTTCCAATTCATAGGTGGCGCATTTACAGATATAGTAGTAGCCGGAAGTTCGCCAGACCAATCAGCTCCACATGGTATGGGAGAATTTAATGGATATGAACAATTTGCTTGGGGAACTCCTGTATTACCATCGGGAGCAAACGTTTCTAAAATATTTAATATGGTTCAAGAACACAGAGGTGGTAATGATACATGCGTTGTTTGTTCCTTTAATATGACTTTAAATACAACTTCAAAAACAATTAGTTATGGTGTAGTTGGCACAGACGATGGTGGCGGATTTGGTCCAGACTTTACAGTTGGCACCGGGGGTAGTATAACGTATAGTGGAGTTTTATCTTCATTAGAAGCAAGATTTGTTCATGTAGGACAAGCAATAACAGCTAGTGGATCAGGAAATGGTGCTAATGGTACTGTAAGAGAACTCTTTAGTAATTCTAGTTTTTTATCAGCAAATAATATTGATGAGAATACTATCGATAGCACGCCAGGAGATAGTACATCTGTATCTACTCATAATGATATAACCGGTGGCCCAGCTGGAACATACGGAGCTTTAAGAACAAATAGCGGAAGTATGGCAGTTGCTATAGCCTGTACTAGTGATGACTGTCAGACAGATAATGATGCATCATTTGCATATATAAGATACACCGGAACCGATTCACTAACAATACAACTAAGAGCAAATAATTCTACTGTTGTAAATCTTTATTCAAGAGCTGGTAGCTTTTCTATGGAAGCAGAAACATCAGAAGAAGATACAAGTTAATGCTACCTAATATTGACAAATTTATATTATGTTTGGAAGAATTTAAATTCCTAGATGTATTTAATAAGTGGGAAACATATCTTTGGAGCAATTTTCCATATAACTATACTTGGGATATAGATATGATGTTTATTGGAAACCCTACTGAAGAGCTTGGAGAAAAGATAATAGATTTTCAAAAGTACGTGAAAGATAAAACAGAAATGAAAATCGATGAGCAAGTGTTTGAAGATACAAAGGTATTTAGACATATAGAAGAATATGGAAGACTAGGGTATATGAATTTTGATGGTAGTATAGTAAAATATAAAACCAAAATACATAATCATAGAGGACCTGAAAAGTTTAATAAATATTTTTGGAAGTATACTTTAACTTCTATGAATGAAAAAAATAAATTTAGAGCTGGAAAGGTAAATTTACATTATCCAATATTAATAGAAGATTTTATAAAATTAGTTTTTAATATAAAAAATCAGGATATATATAATACTAGAGAAGATTCTACTTTTAAAAAGTACGATAACATACATAGGGAATTTAAAAAACATGTTAATAGATAAAGGACATCACGTAAGAAATAACACATATCTCTATGAAAGTTGTTTGAAAGAAGATTTAGATGGTAAATCTATATTAGACTATGGATGTAATAATTGCAATTTCTTAGCTTCAGTACCAGCAGACTTAGATTTCGAATACACTGCAGTGGATGTGCAAGAAAAATTTATTAATAATAAATATTCAGACCATACATTTATTCATTTTAATAAATATCACCCATCATATAATCAAGAAGGAAACACAAAGATTAAGCTTCATGACGTTGTTGCAGAAAAATATGATGTTATATTTGCATGGAATGTATTTACTCATTGTACTTATGAATATACAAAAGAGTGTATAGAAGAAATGAAACTTTGTTTAAAAGATGGTGGTAAAATAATATTTAATCTTTATAATAATCAACATCTATTAGAGTTATCTGAAAGAATGGAAGCAAGAGGAGATAAGTTAAATGGTA